TCTAAAAAAGGACATTACATGTTTGAATTAGTTGCAAATGAGTTAACTGAGAGAAACCCTAACATTGTTAATCAATATGGTGTTTTAATGTCTGTAAATGATTTGATGTATTGGATATTACCTGACGGTGTTATTGAGGGTCAATTTGGACAAGGTGGTTTTGCAGGAAAAGAAGAGATTGATACTGAAACTGACCCACCAACTGTAAAGGCAAGGGCAGTCTTTTTTCCCGCACTTGTACATGAATTAATCAAAGGTGTAATGGAAATTTTAGGTACACAAGGTTTACCTGATGACCCAAGATCTGCAGAAATGGTAATGAGTAAAACAGATACAATACCATCAGAGATTTGGGATTTAAGATTAGGACCGATTATTTGGGAAAAATTCTATGAGTCATACCCAAACAAATTATTTGATGAGGATTTAAGATATATACAAAACTACTTATTCTCAAGGTTCTCCGCATTGAACACACAAGAATTCTTCAAAGTTGCAAAAGAAATACTTAGAGGAAGTGAACTTGGTAAAGACATTGTAAATAAAATGGTCAATCAAATTATCGAAGACTTAAAAAGAGAAGATTATGAAGAAGATGAATATAATCGAGAAATTGGTAATGATGATGACGATGGGTTAAGTGGTTTGTTAGGGTCTTTAGGTATAACCTTAGGACCTGAAGACGACAACTAATCTACACGAATTATAGAAAGTGGTCATAGGACCACTTTTTTTGTATTTATAGGATATGGATAAACATAAATTAATACAGTTAAAGGAGTACGCCAAGATTATGAAGGATACTCCGTACGCACTAAAAACGTATTTGACTACATATGACAATACAAAAAAGACATATGTTCCATTAGAACTATTTCCTGATCAAGTCCAACTTATTGAAGATTACGATAATTTTAATGAAAATATTACTCGTAAATATAGACAGGCGGGTGTATCAACTGTAACTGCAGCATGGTTATCTAAAAGAATACAAACGGCAAAACCTGACAATCCTGAAAGAATTCTAATTATTGCGAACAAGAGAGATACCGCAATTGAGATGGCTAACAAAGTAAGAAGTTTCTTAGAACAATGGCCTGAGTGGATCAATGTTGGTTTCTCCGCAGATAAAAACTCTGAAAGTCGTTACAGAATGAACAATGGTTGTGAGGTAAAGGCGGTCGCAACATCCGCAGACGCATTACGTGGTTATACACCCACAGTACTTGTATTTGATGAAGCGGCATATATTGAAGCGGGAGAAGATTTTTGGGCTGCGTGTATGGCCTCGTTATCTACGGGTGGTAAAGTTATTTTGATTTCAACACCTAACGGACATGACCCAATATACTACGGTGTTTATGATCAGGCACTAAGAGGTATGAACGACTTCAAAATTACAGACTTAAGGTGGTTTAAAGATCCTCGATATGCAAGTGACTTGAAGTGGATACGAGTTGATGATATTATTCATTATATGTTGAATAGAGAACAATATAATGATGATGAAATAATTTTAGAACAGGGTTGGGAAGGTTATGAAGATTTACTCGAACAAGGATATAAACCCTATTCTCATTGGTTTGAGAATATGGCAAAAAAATTCAAATATGATAAAAGAAAAATCGCACAGGAATTGGAGTGTGACTTCCTCGGGTCTGGTGATGGTGTTATCCCAAACAGTGTACAGGACAACATAAGGAAAACTATGATTAAGGACCCTATCGAAAAATATATGCAGGGTACCTTTTGGTTATGGAAAGAACCTATCGAAGGTCATAGGTATATTATGGGTGTTGATGTTTCTCGAGGTGATAGTGCCGATTCATCTTCAATATGTGTAATTGATTTTGATGAAAACGAACAAGTTGCAGAATATGTCGGTAAGATACCCCCCGATGATTTAGCATCAATAGTATATAAGTGGGGTACTTTGTATAAGGCATTTGTTGCCACAGATATAACAGGTGGAATGGGTATTGCAACATCTCGTAAATTACAAGAGATGGGTTACAAAGACCAATATATTGACGGGGTAAATTCAAACAACATTTGGAAGTATAACAAAAAGGTACAAGAAAAGATACCTGGTATTAATTTCAACAATAAAAGAACACAGATAGTTGCCGCATTTGAGGAGAGACTAAGACATGGTTTTATTGTGAGATCTTCAAGACTACTTAATGAATTAAACACATTTGTTTATATCAATGGTAGACCTAACCACATGAAAGGTGCACATGATGACGCTATTATGGCGATGGCTATCGCTATGTATGTAGGTGACATTTGTTTCACTCAATTAAAAAGGAACGATACCGCAAATAAGGCGATGTTAGATTCTTGGGTATTATCTGAAAGAACATATGAAACTAAGAAATCTTTTTATTCTCATGGAACTGCGTTTGACGCAATTGGTTCTATGAAAACCGACCAAGGAACAATACCTATGAATCCTAATGGTGATGGTAACTTGACTCTTGATCAGTACAAAGAATATATGTGGTTATTCGGTAATAGAAATAAACAGGTTTAAAAATTGAAAAATTTTTCTTATATTATAATGTATAATATTTATTAATATGGCCAAACAAAATCTAACAGTATATCAAAGACTTACAAAGGTGTTCGGGTTTACCGCAGAGAAACCTTCTACACCACAATATAAGTTTGATAGAGATCAAATTCTTAAAACAGACAGTAGAGAAGATTTTGAGAGAGAGATGTTGCAACAACAACAATCTCAATATATAACTGATAAGTGGACAAAACTTGATCAGTCACTTTACAATCAATCAGTATACTACGAACCAAATAGATTGGCTGCGTATTATGATTATGAATCAATGGAATTCACTCCTGAGATTTCTGCGGCATTAGATATATATTCTGAAGAGTCAACAACACTTTCAGAAAAAGGTGAAATACTAACAATATATTCAGAATCGAAAAGAGTAAAAAATATTTTATCAGATCTATTTTATAACATATTAGATATCAACACCAATTTACAAATGTGGTGTCGTGGTACTTCAAAATATGGTGACAACTTTGTTTATTTGAAAATAGATCCAAGTAAAGGTGTTATTGGTTGTCAACAACTACCAAACATCGAAATAGAGAGACAAGAGGGAGCAGCATCACAGGTACATAAGTCAGAACAACCTTCAGGTGTACAATTACCAAGTAGAGAACTTAGGTTCACATGGAAAAACAAAGATATGGAATTCCAAGCTTGGGAGGTGGCACACTTTAGACTTTTAGGTGATGATAGAAAATTACCTTACGGTACTTCAATGTTAGACAAAGTTAGACGTATATGGAAACAGTTACTTCTTGCGGAAGATGCGATGTTAATATATAGAACGTCAAGGGCACCCGAAAGAAGAGTATTCAAGGTCTTTGTTGGTAACATGGATGATAAGGATATCGAATCTTATGTACAAAGAATTGCAAACAAGTTTAAGAGAGATACGATAGTAGATCCAAAAAATGGTCAGGTCGATATGAGATACAATCAAATGGCTGTAGATCAAGATTATTTTATCCCTGTTAGAGACCCATCACAGTCATCACCTATTGAGACTTTACCAGGAGCACAGAATTTAGGTGAGATTGCGGATATAGAATATATCCAAAAGAAATTATTGGCAGCACTAAGAATACCTAAGGCTTTCTTAGGTTTTGAAGAAATAGTCGGTGAGGGTAAAAGTCTTGCATTAATGGACATTCGTTTTGCAAGAACAATCAATAGAATACAAAAATCATTAATTCAAGAACTTAATAAGATCGCATTAGTACACTTGTATCTATTAGGTTTGGAAGATGAGTTAGATAATTTCACATTATCATTAACAAACCCATCTGCACAATCTGATCTTTTAAGAATTGAACAATGGAAAGAAAAAATAACTTTATATAAAGATGCGACTTCAGATCAATCACAAATAGGTATCCAACCTGTTTCACATACATGGGCTAAAAAGAATATCCTTGGTATGAGTGATAATGATGTAGTACTTGATTTACAACAACAACGTCTTGAAAGAGCGTTGGGTGCAGAATTAGGTATTACTCAGAATATCATCAAAAGAACAGGAGTGTTCGATGAAGTTGATAAGAAGTATGGAATACCTGAAGAGGAAAGACAGGCGATGGATGATTCAGGTCAAGCCGCACCCGCAGATGGTGGGGGAGGTGGAGATGACTTCTTAGGAGGAGGAGGTGGAGATAGTGCACCACCACCACCGCCAGATGACGCACCTTTAAGTGAAGGTCAAAAAACAAAAAAGACTAAAATATTAGGTGAGTTAGGTGATGAAAAATTAGATTTTGATGATCTTTTTGATTCCGAGAAGGCACAACGTAATATTTATGAAATAGAGAATAAACTCAAAGACATTATAAATGAGTAATTATGGAGACATTCGGTACAATTAAAAACAAAATATTAATAAAACTCACCGAGAGTTATGGTGATAATAAATTCAAAGAACACCTAAATAAGGTTTTTAGACCTATTATGGAAAATGAGTCTCTTAAAGAATTGTATTCTTTATATGAAGAGATTGAGACAATGTCTTTTGAGGATAAAGAGACTGCAACAATATACGTGGATGAAATATCTAAAGTATTAAATACAAGATACAATCAGATGACTGACACATTCCACACAAGATTATTAAATACAATAAATGAACATTTAAAGGATGTTGAGTGTAAACCAAATGAATTGTATGAACACTTAGACACCCTATTAATTCCTGATTCTTTAACGAACATTTCAAAAAAGGTTGTGGCGAAGAAAAAACTTGTAGAACATCTTACAAGTCCAAAGACGATAGAAAACGTTACGTTTAAGTCAGTGAATGAAAACTTATTGAATTCAGTTTTAGTAAATAACTTTAACGTCTCATACGACGAACAGTTAACAGAAAATGAAAAGGAGAAATTGAAGGATTACATGTCTTTAAGTAGAGAGGACATCCAAGTAAAATTTTCTGAACTAAAAGAATCGGTCTATGAAAAGTTAGATACCCTTGTTGAGGGTGAGAAAGATTTCACTGAGAAATCAAAGCAAGTCAAAAAAGAGGTTGGGGAAATGGAAGTGACCCGTTACAACCTATTTAGATTAGAAGATCTATCAAACGGTCTAACTTAAATTAATTAAAGTGTCCAATCGGACACTTTTTTTTTTACTTCTCTTCTTGGGTCCTAATTTTTTGGATGTAGATTGCCTTTTGTTTTTGAAGTCTTTTTTTTACGGAGGGTTTTGTGTATTGTTTACCTTCTCTTAATTTGTTAATTTGTTTTGTTCGCCTAACTTTTTTTCTGAGTCTTTTTATCGCTGACTCAATTCCACCTTTATCTTTATTTACTTTTATTATTAACATACTAGAATATATAATAAATATACTAGAAAAATTTGATATAATAAATTATTTTCCGTATTATTTTATTACACCATAAAAGAGATAAGATGGAAAAAAATGAAATTAGGGAGATTCATCCCATTAGGAAACTACAGGGATGTTAAAATAGGTTATGGTACGATTAACCATAGAGATTTAAAAACAATATATCTGAAATTAAATTCGTGGTTAGAACCACAAGATTCTGATATTAATTATGATTCGATAGTAAAACTTTCGAGAACTAAAATTAGAAAACTAATATATAATTTAGGTTTTGATATTTTTAGACCTGAAAGTATTGTTGATTTAGATATAAGAACAAAAGGTATTAGTAAGGAAAAAAGATCTTTCATGGATTTAGAGATTACATTATACGTTCTTAAAGACATCAATATTAAAAGTGATCAACTAAAACAAGACATAAATTCTTTGATAAGAGAGATAGTTGATACTTGTCTAAACGACGAATTATTGTTTAATTTCAACAAAAAGAAAAAATAACTTAGATATTGATGTATTTATAGTAATAAAACTATAGATACATGAAGGTACTAGGACCAAACGAAACAGGTAAAGGAATTCTCATAGAGTATGACGCAGGTCATATATCACCTGAGGAGAATAAAAAGGTAATACGAGAAATGAAGGGAATTGATTTCTCTGAAGATATCGTTCTTTACGCAGTTCTACAGAAATTCGACACACCAAATAAAAATGGTAGAATATATCCTGAAAAACTTCTTAAGAGAGAAGTTGAAAAATATCAGGATGTTATTGGTAAAGGTTCCGCACTTAATGAACTAAACCACCCTTCATCATCACTAATAGATTTAGATAGAGTTTCCCATACAATTGAAGAAACGTGGTGGGACGGTAAAATATTAATGGGTAAGATAAAATTACTCTTATCCCCTGGTTGGAAGAAATCAGGTATTGTAAGTACGAAAGGTGACCAAGCCGCAATGTTACTTATGAACGGTGTAACCCTCGGTATATCCTCAAGAGGGGTAGGATCACTTAAATCAGAAAAAGGACAAAATATAGTTCAGGGTGACTTTGAGTTAGTTTGTTTTGACTTAGTTTCATCACCATCTACTCCAGGTGCATACATTTTTAAAGACCTCGAAGATAGAGATCAGTATGAAGAATCTATTGAAGAACAACCTGTTGTTGATGAGAAAATCTCAAGGTTAATGGGTAAGTTAGACAATTTCTTATCGAGATAGTAAATTTTTCTTTGATTCGAATATCACTAAACTCATTTTTTCTGAATTACGAAGTATTTATTAGTAAATCATATTATAAAACAAATGAAAAAATCCATTTTAGAACAAGCATTGCTACAAGTCCAAGACTTGGAAGAGGCAGTTAAGCAAAACGCAAAAGGTATACTTGCTTCAACTATGAAGGAAGAACTAAACGAAGTGCTTAATGAAACTATGGAAGAAGAGGTAGTTGAGGGTAACGAAACTCCTATTACAGAAGACGAACAAGATATACCAATCTCGGAACAATTTGATGACGAGGAAGGGAATGAAGACGAAGCTTCGATAAATGACGAACCATCAGACGAAGAAGATCCTGATTTAGAAGATGAGGGTTCTGCGGAATCAGACGAACTTGATATAGATGATATTGATAGTGAAGAAGAAGACGAAGAATCAGCAATGGATGATGAAGGAGACGATGATGTCTTAGATATGACCGACGCTTCTGACGACGAAGTTCTTAAGGTATTCAAATCAATGAAACCTGAGGATGGAATTGTTGTAAAGAAGGACGGTGATAACGTCGAATTAGAAGACGGAGACGACGAATACATTATTAAACTTGATAGTGAAGAAGGTGAAGTCGATGAAGAAACCAATGAAGGCGACACTCATGAAATGGGTGAAGTTGAAATGGAAGAAGAAACCAACGAAGGTGACGCTCACGAATATGGTGAGGGTGACATGGAAGAAGAGGTTTCAGAAGAAACTGAAGAGGAAGTGGCTGAAGAAGAAGTATCTGAGGAAGTATCCGAAGAAACTAACGAAGAAGTTGCAGAAGAAGAAGTTTCAGAAATCGATGACACTGTATACGAAATTGAGTTAGATGACGTAGCCGAAGAGGAAGTCTCTGAAGAGGTTGCAGAAGGTGACACTCACGAAATGGGTGAGGGTGACGATGATGTAGCTGAAGAAGTTTCCGAAGAAGAGGTATCTGAAGAAGAAGTCTCTGAAGAGGAAGAAACTCATGAAGAAGACGTAGACGAAGCAGCAAGAACAACTTCAAACGTTCACGGTGATAAAGGTGGTCAAAACAGAGCAGGTATTAAAGGTAAGACTAAATACAAGGCAGGTGCCATCAACGAAGAGGTTGAAACTTTAAAGAAACAAAACACTGAATATAAAAAGGCGTTAGTTTTATTTAAAGAGAAACTTAATGAAGTCGCTGTGTTTAACGCTAATTTGGCGTACGCTACGAGATTGTTCACTGAACACTCTACTACTCGTCAAGAGAAATTAAACATTTTGAAGAGATTTGACTCAGTCACTTCTTTAACAGAATCGAAGAGTACATACAAAACAATTAAAACAGAATTGGATTCTTCGAAGAACGTTACAGAATCTGTAGTCGATAAGATCGCTTCAACCCCGACAACATCTTCATCTCAAGAAGTACTTTCAGAAACGAAAGCTTACGAAAGTCCTCAGTTCAAGAGAATGAAAGATTTAATGTCAAAATTAAAATAATAAATAACACAATTAAAAAACTCAATTAAAAATGGGAGCATTATTAGAAAGTGGTATGGTTGGTAACATCGGGTTAAAACACCTAAGAGTTATCAAAGAAGATACCATCAAAAAATGGGATGACCTCGGGTTCTTAGAAGGACTTGAAGGACACCAAAAAGACAATATCGCCCAATTATATGAGAACCAAGCTTCACACTTGATTAACGAAGCTGCAGTATCTGATTCATCAGGATCATTTGAAACTGTAGTATTCCCAATCATTAGAAGAGTATTCTCTAAATTGTTAGCGAACGACATTGTATCTGTACAAGCAATGAATTTACCAATCGGTAAACTGTTCTACTTTGTACCAAAAATTCAAGATAGAAACGTAAACGGTACAGTACAAAGTCATAACGAACCATTTGGTATGCCAGGTAACACTGACGCATCTGACAAAGGTTATGGAGCAAACCAAAGAAACCTTTATGATAGATTCTACGAAGAAGGTGACGAGGCAAGTGAAGGATTATTCGACTACTCTAAAGGAGAATTCGATGTAATCACTTTAACTTCTCACGCATTTGTTACTTTCGCAGACGGTATTGCAACTGAATCAGCAGTAGCATTAGCGGCGGATCAGGCTAACGTAATTATTGTTGCTAGTGGTTTCACTAAAGCAGGTCAAGGAAAAATCTCAGGTCCTAACGGTAACGAAATGGATTCTGAAGAATTCCTAGCTTCTTTAGAAGTTAAAAAAGGTAATGCATCATTACCATTTAACATTGTAACTCAAAAATACGGTAAAGGTATTGTTGAGTACGGTGGAAAAGGAACAGGTATTACAGGTAAATTCCCTGACATCTGTGACGAAGAAGGAAAAATCTTCATAAACGTAGACTTACAGACTTATTCTGCGACTGCAGGTTTTGCAGACAGTGGACAAGGTGATGCACCAGGTGACTTTACTCTTGAGTACAGACAGTATTCTTCTCTTGAATTCGAAGATGCTATCGGTGAGGTATCTTTTGATTTAGAATCAGTAACAGTTTCTGTAACTGAAAGAAAATTAAGAGCTAGCTGGTCTCCTGAACTTGCACAAGACGTGTCTGCTTTCCACAACATCGACGCTGAGGCTGAGTTAACAGCATTGTTATCTGAGCAAATCGCGGCTGAGGTTGATAGAGAGATCTTAAGAGACTTAAGAAAAGGTGCAGCTTGGAACTTAAAGTGGGACTACAATGAGTGGAAATATGGTGGAGCGAACAACGCTACATTACAAGGTTACACTCAAAAGGATTGGAACCAAACGTTAATTACTAAAATTAACCAATTATCGGCTCAAATCCATAAAACTACACTTAGAGGTGGTGCTAACTGGATCGTTGTTTCTTCAGAAGTTTCTGCAGTATTCGATGACTTAGAGTACTTCCACGTATCTAACGCAGGTGCAGAACAAGATCAGTACAATATGGGTATTGAGAAAGTTGGTACTTTAGCAGGAAGATATCAAGTGTATAGAGATCCTTACTTCCCAGCAGGGAAAGTATTAGTAGGACACAAAGGTAAGTCGTTATTGGACGCAGGGTACATTTACGCACCGTACGTACCGTTACAACTTACTCCTACAATGTATAACCCATTCAACTTTACACCAATCAAAGGTATCATGACCAGATACGCTAAGAAAATGGTCAACAACAGATACTTTGGTGTAATCAATGTACAAGGTTTACAAACTTTCAACTTGGATACTTTAAGATAATATTTCTTAAAATTATTCAAAATACTAAGAAAGGGGACATTGTCCCCTTTTTTTTATGCCCTATTTTTCGTATACTATATCATATGTTGTGGAAAGAATATTTTATTAGTATTGCAGAACAAGTAAAGGAGAAGTCTAAAGACATTAAAACACAAATTGGTTGTGTTATCGTCGGTGAAGACAAAGAAATCCTTACAACGGGTTATAATTCATTTCCAAGAGGTCTAAATGATCACAAAATTTCAAGACAAGAAAGACCCGAGAAATATTATTGGTTTGAACATGCGGAAAGAAACGCAATATATAATGCGGCGAGAATTGGTGTATCCCTGAAGAAATCGACTGCATATCTTACTTCGGGGTTACCATGTATGGATTGTGCACGTGCTTTAGTACAATCAGGAGTAATAAAAATAGTTTGTAAAGAACACTGTACTACTAAGAATTTAAGTAAGTGGAGAGAGAACCAAGAACGTTCTATTACTTTACTTCGTGAGTGTGGGGTAGAAGTCGAGTTTTATTAATTTTTTTTACCTTAACCTTTAAATCACCCGTACCCTTAAGTATTCTATGATATTGACCCTCAGGTATTATAATTGTAAGATCTTTTGTGATTTGTATAGGTAATTCATTATCCATTTGGAATTTCCAATCAGTATCATGTAAAAAAGTAACTTCTCTATCTTCGTTGTCGAAGTGCCACTTTAATTCTGATTCATTTAAATTTTCAGAAAATATTCTTGTACTGTAATTGTCTGATAATACTTCTCTAAATGGTAATGATTTTTTCACAGTTTTTGATTTTTAGATTTGAATCTTGTTGATTCTGAAAGTTTACGGTGTTTTGTTTTTCTACCTTTAACCCTTTCCCTCCATAATTTAAACGAAGATGATTTTAGGTTGGATCTCATTATTTCTCTGACATCATTCTCTTTCAAACCAAATTGATACTCTATTGCATCAAATGGTGTTCTATCTTCCCATGCCATTTCGATAATTCTATCAACGTTTTCCATGTGGGATTTTTTTTGAATTATGATCTTTTAAAATATTCACTATTTTATTATACGACTCTCTGTCATAGATGTAAAATTCCCTTAAGGAGTTATTAGTTAATAAAAGTGGTCCCTTACCATCTTCGTAACTATCAAAATCTTTAGATATTTCACCTTTTTGGTATCTAACCGAACAATATACCTCATAACTTAAAGGAACTAATTCATCATAGTCTTGATCATAATATTCTGAGTAATATTCACCGTAATAGTAATCATCTTCTATTTCATCATCGATACATAGATATAATTCAGAGGTTCCCTTTAATTGAAGGACCGTCCAACCATATTCTTTGTCACGACCAATAAAATCAAATAGATTTTCAACATCATCTAAACCTGAGTCCCTAAAACCTTCTCTTTCGGGGTCGGGGTAATCGGGCGGCGATAAATAGTCATACTCAATGAGATCAAGTAATTTCATACTACCAAGGATTAGAAGATTTTATACCTAATGCTTTACGGTATCTTGCAATATTACAACTCCAATATCCTGCTTTGGTACGATCTTTCTTTTCACTACACTTATGTCGTGCTCTAAATGATCTTGCGGCAGCGGCGTTGTTATTTCTTACTTTTAAGTTTGGATCACCAAAAGTCACTTTTTTAATTGTTCCCTTAGGTGTTTTTACATATACTGCGAATTTCTTTGGACCGCCAGATGTTCTAAATGGTTTATTTAACTTAACATTTCTACCTCTATGTTTGGCCTCAAGTAAGTGTTCATCTTGATTTTCTATAAAAGGAATATCTAAATATACCTCCTCACCTTCATACATTCCTGTTTTTCCAATATCAGTTTTAATTAGGTCTAAATCAATTCCTGAGACTTCTAAGACATTATCTTCCACTAACTGACGTACTTCATTGTAAATGTTAAAGAACTCGTTAGAATAGATCCTATACACGTTCTCAACGATTGGTAGGTTATTGTCCATATGATATTGTAACCCCTCACTTAATATCTTTGATTCGTTAACCAAATTAAGTTTAGGTTTTTGTATGTTCAATTTTTGTTGTTCTAAATTGTTAAAAACTAATGAGATAATTCTTCTCTCATCAATACTTGTGTATGTTGGTGTGTTTCCTTTTCCTACTTTGTTACTTTTCCTTTCCGCACGTCTTTTTTGTCTCGTCATTTTTTTCTTTTGTTTCTTACTGTAAGAACCTGAAGTTTTAGGTGTTTTCTTACTGACTTTTTTTGACGGTCTACATTTAGGGTAACCTTTTCTTTTTTTATCACCGTCCGCGTCTTTACGACCACACGGTGGATGTTTACCATCAATTTTTCTTGAAACGTCAACCCATTTTTCCTTAAACCATCTTCCAAGGTCTTCTTTCAGAACCTCCCCACTTTCAAGACACTCGTTAATGTATTGTTGGTCTTCTTTACTTACTCGTATTTTTTGAATGTAAAGATCTGTATTGTCTTTCCCACATTTGTGGCATACGTATGGATCATCACCACCTTTGGATAAATCCCAATTCCAATCACAACCTTTACACTGTACTTTCATTACTTCTTTTTCTTTCTACAATAAGAACCCGAACAACGTTTCTTACCGTCTAATCCTTTAATTTTTCCTTTACACACTTGTACTGCGTAACCATTAGCGTATGCACTTGGGTAAACATCAAATTTAGATTTTGCTGCGGATATACCTCTTGAACACAAAGTATTCTTCTTCTTTTTCTTTTTCTTCTTACCCTCGTGTATCTCATCATGAACATCATCTTCAGTCTTGTTCATAAGAAAATCTAATACTTGATCCATATTTTCTTTAGCAACACTAACGTGGTCATCAGCCCAATCGTGACCATTTATTAGAATATGATCAATAACTCTTTTATCTAAATTTAATAATATCTCACATTGTCTGTGAATTTGTTTTAGATTACTAAAGAACATATAATTAGGTGTTGATCCACCTTCAGTAGTAATTCCTTCCTTTAATTGTTTTAAATGATTCTTAATTATTTTGTCTAAGTCCATAATAATAAATACTTTATTTTTCTGATACAATCTCGAAAGTGATTTCATCTTTATATGAAATCTCTTCATTGTGTTTTATACCTCTTATTTCGATAAAATATTCTCTTGGAATAAGAATAGATGTGTCAATTACAAAACTGTTTTCATTGGTTACATCTAAATATGTCCAATCGAATACATTTACGTGGGTAGAACCTTCTTTTATGTATATTCTATAGAATACTTCATCAAAAAGAACGTCATTCGATTCTGATATTGTTCTAAATCTCGCAGTAATCTTTCTAACTTCACCTGATTTAATCTTTTCATTCTGTTGAATTCCTGAATACTGTACTATGTACTTTTTAAGTTCTGTTAGATTTTCACCAAGACTAAATTTAGATGAGTATGGTTTTGGTATGAATTTTTGTGTAATGTCAGGGAATGTGTTTCCTTCAACAGTAATACCTTTCCATACATCATAGAAAAATCTTTTCCCATCACAAACTAATCCATTAATACCAAAAGTTACTCTATAAACACCTTTTCTTACTTTATCAACTGTCAAGTTTGTCAGACCGTTGATTGGTGTCTGTGTTGAATCAAGAATATCTACAGACGGAATGTTATCTAAGTCAAAGAAATTAGTTTCTTTATTTACATAAAGAAATAAGTTTTGATTTGTTTTTTCAATGAAATTTTGTCTGTCGTCTAATATTCTATCTTCAAAAGTCGTTTGTACAAAAGGTTCAAAGAATGTCTGTGTATATTTTGTAAAGAACGCCACAGATTGATCTACTTCTTGTTCTATTGTTTCATATAAAGGATCAAACGCGATACCTAAACCGTAATTTACGGTATTACCCGTGAGTACATCATTAACATATGAAGTGATATCCATCTCAAGATTTTCGTTTCCATTATCGAATTGTTGTGAGGATAATATGGTTGGGTTATTTGTATACACACCATCATAAGACCAAGAATCTAACGTAGTTCTATTGAACCAGTTTGAAGGTCTTACATCAAACGTATCATTTCCTGTTGTAAAGTCGAACCCCGAATCTTCATAATCAAATCCGACACCCTCATCCCAATATTCTGTTATTTGAAATAAGATTAATTTAAACGATGATGTTCTTTCTCTACCCGTACCTCTTTTAGCACCAAGAAAAGTTTCATCACCGAATATGGTATTTGTCATGTGGAGTACATGTTTAGTATTACTATCTAAAACGTACGTACCATCAGTGACCTTTGATTTTAGATCATCAAAGTTTACAGTAAATAAGAATTTAGAGAATCCCGACCCGTAGAAAATTTCTGTAGATGGGTTCTTTGCGGTGTTAACCTTTTTATTCTTAATTATTGTATTATTTTTATCAAAATATGAACGAAAGTATGACATCTTTAAAAACTCTTTCTATATAAATATCTATTAGTTTATTCTAATCGATTTATTTAGTATATCATTTTCAAGAGTTTGGTAAAGATTCATTAATTTATCCCAATCAGGATAACCATTTTTGACCATAGGTTTGGTCGGATTATGAGCGTGACCCGCTACTACTCTAACTAACTGATCTATAAATGCGAGTAAAGTCTCACCCCTAACTGTAGCATAAGTATTGGGTTCAATTTTAGTTAGTAAATCTTCTTGAGTAAACTCATACTTGTTTAATTTATCGAATGGTACCGACTTTGTACCAACTTCATTAGTATCTGTCGATATAAAATATATCTTATCTGACGATAATGTACCAAAAGATTGTTCTTGTCTGTTAGATATGGTCTTTAGACGTTTTACCTTCCTTTTTTTCTCTTTTTCTTTGGGTATTGGTTCATTTAAATCAAAAATTAGTCCCGCACCATTGAAAACTTCTGCAGTACAACCATCAGGTTTGATATTACTTAAGAAAGTTTCATCGTTAAGTCCTTGGTATGGTCTAAAAAAGAAAGGATGTAATTTCTTGTCAGGTAATCTACCGTCAAACGAACTCAAAGATTCATTACTTAATCTACAAATCGTATTTCTTATAGTAACATACGCTTCCTCATATGAACTTACACTTTGTGTAAAGGTTGGTGTTGATGTAGTATCATCAATGTTAACTAATTTTGTCGCTGTTGAATATGAAGATATTGGTCTTGCGGTTTTTGAATTAAAAACACTCGTAAGAAATACATCACCATAAACGTCTTTTACTTCGTAAACATACCAATATATTGACGATGGACTACTCACACTATCAACCATATATTCGACAACGTACTGTAATTTTTTAATTGGTAGTTCTTTAGTTACTTCCTCTACTTCTTCAAACATTTGTTTGACACCGAATTTTTTCAATGATAATAGAGAGATTTTATCAGACATGATAGGGAAGTTGACTATATCAACTTTTTCCTTATCACTTGCCGCATCTTTACTAAGTAATTTACCACCCCTTAAGTTAATCCCATCTTGAGTGAATAATATGTCTGAACCATATTTACCATAAATTGCATAGTCCTCTTTTTTTGCAATACTTCCTTCAGACTTTTCTTTGACATACACACCGTCTTTGGTGAATATATCTTTCATTTTTTTTACTACATTACCATATGAGGTATTTTCTACTTGTCTCGTCCCTATTTGAGAATTAAAATCATGTGTTGTTGTAAATGGACCCGAAATGTATTCTCTATTTATTAGTGGATTATCAGGATCATATGTAAGTAATTTTACTGTTTGTCCTAATTCAGGTACAAAATTTAAGTTAGTTGGTAGAAAGGGATTCGCAACAAAAGGATCTTTTTCACTCCACAAATCATAGTCAATTGCGCGTTCAACATCACCTGTCATCATCCCTTTAGGTTTGATACGTACTCTACCTATACCTTTTGGATCACCATTATCAGTGACTATCGCTAAAGAGATTATTGACATTATTTATATCTTTTTGAAAGTTCTTCGTTTATTAAATTATAGGACGATTCTATTTTGTCCAAATATCTTGTAAGTGTTACTATTTGATCTTTTGTTTTTTCAAACTCCACATATAAGAATTTTTCACATTCACCTAAATCCTTATTGGATTTGTCTTGGGGGTTTTCTACAACATCTTGAATTTTTTTTACATCCATAATTATAAAATTTTACCTGCACTATTAATAATACCTGGTGGAATAACTATCGGCCCAACAGGTGTTGGTACGGTTATCATTTTATTTCCTACTTTAACAAAAGAGTTAGTATCAATTTCTTCTTGATTTCCATCAATAATACTTTTTACCATTGTAACCATTTCATTCGGTTCACCATAAACAGGTCCCGTATTTAGACCTGACGCTGACATTCTTTCGGTTGCGTTCATAAACGCTCTATCTGCACTATAACCAGGTAAGAAATCAGAGAGTCCTAATAAGACTCCTGGTATGTTTACACTTGGACCACCGACCCTTAATGCTGTATTGATTAAGTCTATCACGGCACTGAATAAATCCGCACAACTTTTTATACCCATCGCCAATATTCTTCTTATAAGACTAATTAATGACGTTAATATGGTTACATATCTTTTGTATTTATTCAACAATATTTTTGCAACAATTGCCGTTACAAACGCCAATAAATCTCTCTTGATCAGTTGCCAAAATTCCTCTATAAATTTCCAAAATACGTTTTTGATTATCTTGTAGAATAGTTTGTAGAACTGTTTCAATAGATCTTTAACAGTACCTGCAAAGTTTGATAATTGTTTCCATGCAATAACTAAGGGTAAAAATATCTTAGGACCTAAATACGCACTTACAATTGCTTTCGGGACATTTAAAATAAAAAGGTTTATCAGTTCAAGATTTATATTATCAATTAATTTTGGATCACTATCTGAATTCAATAATGCGTTTCTTGCTGCATCTTCTAATGTATTATTTACTAATTGATCTAAATTTCCATTTTGAGATAGAATTACAAAATCTTCAAAATTTGAAGAGGAAGATGGTACTTCAAAATTACCACAATCCACAAACCTTAAAACTTTTCTAAATCTAGCGTCCTCATCATCTAAATCAATTCCTTCCACGTCTGCAAAATCAAAGTAAGACTCTACATCTAAATCATTTTCTGAGAATTGTTGACTTGTGGTTTGTATTAGATTACTTTGTTCTTCCTGACCACATATTTTAAATAATTTATTACATAGTCTATTAAGATCGTTAATCGCCTCATCAAATATTTGTGGGTTTTCACCATCACCTTGAAGAGTCATTAACATACTTGTTTTGATAATGTAACTTAAATCAGGACTTTCTATTGAGTCGTAGTACTGTGATACAAAATCACCAACCTTAGGTATACTATTACCCCCTCCTTGTTGAAGACCTGATACATTCCATTCTTGTAATGATGAATTCCAATTCATATCAAATAATGATTGTCCTTGATTTGATGAAAATGTATATGGACCATTAAAAGACCCATAAAGATCTCTATTCATTTTTGTTGTTCCATAAGATGGTGAAGGTGCCTCGTACATGATCTGACCAATTTTTGAATTTGGTTCGTTTTGTAACATTTCGAGGAAATCAATCTCCTTTGGTTTAATTATCATAGAATCATTTGGCATCAATGTTTCAACACCACAAATACTTGTATCAGAATCTACAAATAAAACTTCCTTCACACTGTCTTGTACTATTTGTTTACCCGACTTGAGTGTTTTGTCTGCAGATTGTAATGCGTATTTTTTGATTTTGTTTCCTGTGATTAATTTATCACCAACTTGTATGTCATTTGATTTTGAATTAAGAAAACCTGATGCGGTGTCAATTAATGACCCAAATATGTTTTCTTTATTTTCATTACTTTTCTTACTGAATTTAGATGTTAGACCACCTATTTTACTTTGTAATAGTTTATCTACGTTAGTTACACCTTCACCATAAAGATCGTACAAGTTATCGGAGGTTAATTTTGGATTATCATTAATCTTCTTAATTACCTCTATCTTGGATTTGATTTTATTTCTAAGTGTACTAACCTTACTCATTACATTTTATAATTTTTGGTGTCAGATTCTGAAGAAGGTTCGTCATCTTCTTTCATTAATTTCTCAAGTAAGATTCTATCTTCTTCAGTTAAATCTAATTTACCACCACTTTGTGATGAGGTACCTGTACCTGATTGTTTCATTATGGCACTTTGTAACTTTACTAATGATATTTTCTTTTCAGTACAATCATTGAGTATTTTTTGTTGTTCTTTGATAACTGGTCCGATTACACTCATATCCTCTGCCTCTTTCATGAAACTTAACATCTTTTTTGTTATCATACTCGCAGTTTGTTTCTGCTCTACAATATCATTGTAAATTTCTTGCATGAGAGACAATGCAGAATCGGTATCGAACGATAGTATATTCTTTTTTCTTCTCATAACTATAAATATTAATGTTTAATATTCTATGAAGGCTAGTTTAAGTGTTTCGTAAAGTTTCTTATACTTCTTCATGGCTACTCGTATTTCCTTGGTAGTTAAAGATGTCATTTCCCTTAAAGACAATAAAATCAAGTTTTTATTAAACTTGTTACCTTCACCAATTTGAAATACTTTTTCGAAATTAGAAAAGACTTCTATGAGTGCGTAACCTAACTTCTTTTCATTCTCGTTTAATTCTTGTTCTTCAACAAAAATTTCGAGTTCTGTTGTTAGTTTATTAACTACGTCTTTATAATCGATGATTTCTTCATCTATAATGTAAGAAAGATCCGCCCTATCTTCTATCCTTGAGGATATATCTTCATAGGAAACAGATCTATTCTGTTCTTTTTGGTCTTTCTGTATTGCACCCATAAGGTAATTTTTACAGATCGTACCAAAATAGGAATACGCTTTGTAATTCTTAGTTGTATCGAACTTACTGATCTTAGTCATTAAAAATGACATAGTATCAGTGTGAATTTCTATAAATTCTTTGTCTTTTCTATATAATTTATAACGACGGATTATACTTTCCACCATTATTCTGAGAGGTTCTCTTAAATATTCATTGAATATCTTATTCTTTTCTTCTTCGTTTTCGGATTCTAAATATCGTACTACCGCTTGTTCTTGCTCCTCCCCAAAGTACATTTTTTGGGTTCGCTTTCTCGGCATTAATTTTCTACATATTCTACTTCTCGTTTATTTTTGAAAAAGAATTCTTTCTTTGCTGTTTCTAACCAAAACTGTGCTTCTTTAGTTTTAAGTTTGTCCTCTTCACTGTTTTTATAATTCCAAAACAATGATCCCTCTCTAAAATTAACGTGTTTATATCCCGTTTGTGGGATGACCGCGATTTTCACACCATTGTGTGTCAATCTTAATAAAAACTCGTAACTAAAAGTTAGTTTGATGTTGTCTTTAAAAGACCCATTAGACTTTACCACTTCTGTTTTGTAAAAACCACCACTTGTTTGGTAATTTTGATAGTCTAAAAGAACTTCGTTATTCAAAAGACCTTGAGTTTCTGTGAAACCATAAGCCCATACAGACTCATTTGTAAAGTTTAATAATTTACCTTCAGTGTTTACATCTTTAACTACAGTCAAAAAAACATCGATGTCTTCACCAAATGAGTTTTTGTATGTTTCAAAAGATCTCAACCAATTATCTGTATACACATCATCAATTTCTAAAATGGAAAACCATTCAGTTTTACATTTTTCAATACCTAAGTTCACTTGTGAACAAAAACCAGTATCTCCTTTGTTTATTGTGAGTGTAATATCTAATTTATCGGATAAACCCTCTTTAGTTAATGAACCGACAACGTCTTTTGGTCCAACGATGTTTAAAATCACATCATCATGGAATTGTTCCACTGATTCGACCGCTTTAGTTAACATTTCACCATAATCACCGTCTATAGTGTGAATTGGTAGTATTACTGTTATATTTTTCATGCTGTTACTTCTTCTTCTTTGTATTTATCCAATGCCTCCTCAATAAGTTTTACTCTTGAGTTTTTCAAAGAGTTAAATATTGAAAGTATATTGTTATCGATTATATCATCAGTATAAGGAACTAATGATTCTCTCATTTTTTCTTTGACATCGTCTTTTATTGTTATTCCATCTAACCATGCCAAGACATACGTACCAATCAATTCAACAATTTTATTGATATCATAAGTCCAAATACCATTCTCACCTATCCATTCAGGTTCTCTAGTTGGTATCTTTCCGATTACAGGTACTTCAGATTTCATTGATTCTAATGGGAATGTTCCAAAAGTAGAATCGTCGTCCATCCAAACGGAACATATACATTCTCTAAGTTGATCAGAGAATTCCTCATAAGTCATTTGTACCATATCCTTAAAAGTAATCCATCTTAATTGTGGGTACCTTAAGTAGAATTCTGATATAACTCTCCTGTGTTGTCCCCTATCTCTTGCACTAATTGCAATAAATGGTTTTGCGGGATTTTCAGAAGGTTTAAAGTTATCACCTATCTTCGGAGGGTTAACGTAGATTAATGCTTCAGGGAATATACTTTTAAGATATTCTTTTGAACTTTCGGTTGTGGTAATTACTTTGTCAAAACCGTAATCTCTCCATCTTGCTCCAACAGGTAATGTTTCAAATATGTACTCGGTCTGTTGTATCAACATAACTTTGGTACATTTTATATTTGCAAGTTGTTCTAAAACATTTGAATAAAACTCGGGTACAACAATAACATCATCAAGTTCCATTTGTATTTGGTCCTCTTTAATTGTTACGATTGGGATATCAGAATATCTGTCCCCTAACCATGATTTTACACCAATATATTTATTGTCTTCTACAAGTATTTTAGCATCATACCCATCTTTTCTAAGTGTTTCCACAGTATCATAGATGTACTTGATTGCCGCCCTTGCATTGTTCTTAGTATCATAGGTTAAAAAATATATTTTATTTTCTTTGTTACCTAACCGACTAAGTGCGGATTCTAATTTTTTTAAGTTTTCTTTTGTGTTACTCATCGTATTTTCTTAAAATCTCATAATTTATTAGGGTGTTAAACGCAAACTTAAACGGTAAAGACACGTCAGACGCGTATAGACCCAATGCTCCGTCTTCAGGACCCTGTTCAGTCAAAATAGTATCAATACACTGTTTCACTGTATCGTACTTGAATACATTAATGGTTTGTTCTACCTCTAACTTTTCTTTATCCCTTGTACTTTCTTTAGTGTCAAGTTTTATCTCACACTTTTCATTAATCTTGTCCAAGTCGATGTAATAATATTCCCCGAAGATTTCAACCATGTTTTGTCTATTTCTGTTAATTTATGAATTTCGTCCTTATTTGTAAAGTATTGATTGTAGTCATTATTGAACTTTACAGATCTTTTAAATCTTGGAGTACTATCAATTATTGATTTATTATCAGTAATCCATAAGTCACACTTTTTCCAAAGATTATCTATCTCAGAGGATATACTAAACCTAACATTATTACCCATATAACCATTCTTTGATAAAAAGAATAGTGTTGATGGTTTAGATTTACCTAATTCGTCAATACCGATCACAGTAAATCTATGTTCTTTATTGTTATATATTAATGTGTTTAAGTCATGAAAAACATTTTTATAAGATGGATTGGCGTGTCCGAATATTTCGACTGAATAATCAAGGAAAAGAAAATTATTAAACTCGTCTTTCGATTGGAATTTATAACTATCTAAAAGGAATTCATTCTTTACGGGTTCGATTACACCGTAATCAAACTTATTTTCTTCCTCCGTCTTTTCGTCCTCTTCACTATCTAAATAATAATCTTTGTAGTGATAGTCGAATTTTGCTATTGTATTTCGTAGTACACCATCTATACTAATAAAAATTTCCATAAATTAATTATAATAAAAAAAATGTTATAAGTAAATGCTTACTTACTCGTATCTTTTGAGTATCTGACTGATTAGAGGGTTTCTAACGATATCCTCATTACCAAACTCATGGATCCCAACGTGTTTTAGTCCACCTAATCTGACTTTAGCATCATACAATCCACTTCTCGTAATATCTTTGAACTTATCAGATTGTTCAAGATCACCCGAGATGAAAAATTTGGAATTAAAACCTATACGTGTAAGTAGTAGTTTGATTTGTGCGGGTGTGGCGTTTTGAGCTTCCTCAAAAACTAAAATCGTATTATCAACATTCCACCCTCTCATGTATGCAAGTGCGGCAACTTCGATAAAACCTTCCTCTTTTAATTTTTCCCTACAATCCTTACCTATAATTTTATTTAGTAAGTAATATGATGGAAAAATATATGGATCTAATTTTTCCTCTAAACCACCTGGTAGAGATCCTAACTTTTCTTCTGCCTCTACCGCAGGTCTAACTATTATTATTTTTTCGTACTTATTGTCTTCTTCCCACAAAAGGTCTATCGCCTTTTTCATTGCTATATAAGATTTACCTACACCTGCGGGTCCAAAACATAAAGTTATTTCATTTGTATCGAGAGTCTCCCAATAATCTTTTTGTGATTGAGTTAAAAACTTTTCTCTCGGTCTTTTGAAGATTGACTTGATTCTTTGTTTTCTTGTCAATCTTTTTACTTCTCTTTTAGCCATTTGTTACTTTCCTGTAGAACCGAAACCACCTGTTCCTCTATCGGTTTCTGATAATTCATCAACTTCGATGAATTTTATTTTAGGGTTAGGAATAATCATTAATTGACATATTCTGTCACCTGTTTCATATATTTCATCACTCGTTGAGTTACTGTAATTAAAGGTTGCCATAATTTCCCCTCTATAACCACTATCTATAACACCAACAGAGTTACTTAAAGTTAATTTAGTTCTTCTAATAGATGATCTTGGGAAAACTAACCCCACATGTGTTTTTGGTATTTCAATTGCAATACCTGTTTTATATGTTACTTGATTTTTAGTATCATCAAATGTGTGACCAATAGAATATAGATCCACACACCCATCACCCTCCTTACTGTAGGTTGGTATAACTGCGTTTTCCTCTAACTTTTTGATTTTACATTGAATACTAAAGTCGACCTCCACATTGTTTTGAGGTGGAGGTGTATTATTTTGTGACATATTAGCAACTTGTAATGAATCGTTTGAAAGTGATTGTAGTGTACTTTCAATCTCATTCATGAAGTCTTGGTCTACTTCTCCACCCTTACTTAATACAGATTCAAAATTTTCTAATTTGTGTAAGTATTCTTCTAATGTCTTTTTATCCATTTGAGTTCTTTTGTTCAAAAATTGCCAAATCAAAACCTTGTTTAACAATTTGGGCTAATGGTGTTGAGTGATACTTTGCTTGTAAATCATCATTACCTTTATCGGAATTGACAATTGTTTGGTATTCCTCCTCTGTTAAATTGACCCCATATTTTGAACAATAATAAGCAGACCTTTCACCTACTCTCATAGAGACTAACTCATCATTAAATTCATACATTTTACCTAACTTATTTCTATGCCATTCACTTTCATTTGGTTTAAATAAGAAGGTTTTACCTATCTGTGACAGAATCGTACAAGTTAAAATACTTGAAACGTCTTGTTGTAAATTTTCAGGTAGTATACTATTAACTTTTACTGCATACTTTGATGCAACAAACATATGTTCCACCAATCCACCAGGATACGCACCGTACATATCTAAAGTTGTTGATGCGGGTGCGGTGAATATATCTTCACCTAAAAACTTTAAAAGGTCTTCAGTAAAAATATCATACTTTTCAGAAGTCTCAATTAACTTCTTTTTGTTGTTCTCTATTTGTTCTTTATTTAACATGATAATTAAGATTTATAATATTCAGGAGTGATCTTTGAATCAATGACACATTCGATTGGCATTTTCGCAATCGATATACTTTCACTTGATCTCATATCTTCTGAACGATATTTTGATAAAACTATTGTTGCTTCTTCGACAGACTCTGCCTCAACAACATACTTTACTTTGTCTATACGTGGATTTCCATTTCTATCCAACTGTTCTTTTTCGTAACCTACGGTCGCTAAATAATACATAATTTATAATTTAATTTTTATTTATTGTTTTTAAGAATTCTACTCTGTTCTTACACACATTTTTTAATGAATATGTGTCTTTTACAGTTTCATATAGTTTCTCACCTAAGTCTTCCCTAAGTGATGGATTTTCAACCAATCTCTTCATTTGTTGGAACCACTGTTTGTGATTCTTAGATGTTTTAACTAAAAGTGAGTTACCTTCATCAACTCTATTACCTCTGTCAAAACTATCCACTAAATCTATGAGGTATGGATTCTCGGCGGTCGCAATTAGTGACTTTTTGTGAAATCCTGCTTCAATAACCTTTAGTTGTGATTTATAACCATTAAATTCACTTTTCACTAACGGTGCTAATGAAACGTCGAAATAATTGTAATTAGTAGCATACTTGTTGATATCTAAAGTCCATCTTCTAACATATGGTTTATCTAATTCATTTAAAAATGGTTCTCTTTTCCAACGTTTTAAAAAATCTATATGTGCCACATCTAATGATTTATAATCATCTGTGAAGATACTCTCATATCTTACCCAAACTGTCTCTTCAGGTCTAATCGGTCTTTCTGTAACTTGACCTGTGGCTCTGTTATATTCTCTCATGTTACCTCTAAGATCAAAACCACAAAGAACAAATTGGACTTTATCTTTGTATTGTTTGTGTATTTGACTGATACCTCCCTTCATTAGTTCAATATCATAAAGGTGGGAAGATCCACCTAACCACCCGAACCTTACTTTAGAGGATTCAAGTGGTTTTGGTTGAAATTGTTCTTCTTCTTCATTTACAGCGTTGGGAAAAACATGTATCCTATCATGATTAAGTAAACTTTTTAGTTTGTCTCTATATAAAGTTGTGGTACATGTTACATAGTCTGCCAATCTAAGGAACTCTACTCTTTTACCCGCTAAGTCTTTTTGTTTGAATGTTTCGTACATTGGATGTCTTTGATCGACTCTCCAATAATCGTCAGTATCCATGACTACGGTTTTACCAACCGATTTTAACCATTTAATACGTTTAACGTTTTCTTCGTGTGATGTTCTGTGTATAAAACTGTGAAAAACTATAACATCATAGTTGTCAAAGAAGTCATCCCTGTTAGGGACATCAAAAACCAAATCAACACTTACATCTGATGAATGTTTATCACCAATATACGTAAATGGATCTATGATTCTGAATTTACCTACACCATGTTTGTCTGATGGTACGGCTAATACTCTTACTTTTGACATATATTAATTGTATATACCAAATAGTAAGAAAAAAAAAGGACGAAATCAATCCTTCTTCTTTGCTTTATTTACACCTGTAATTTTACCCTTGAAGATTGAGTCCCCTACTTTAAGTACCAAATTCTCATTTATAGAGGCGGTTTTTGATGCGGTTAAAATTAGTTCTAATTTTCTATCAACTATCTCTTCTAACGTGTCTTTGATTGTTTCTTTTATTAAAGATTTAATATCTTGACCAGCTAAGTTATTTGATGATTCAACTATTGTAGATTTTTGTTGTTTTTTTGGGGTACTAATATCTCCTTCTTGTTGCATAAGTTTTTTTGCCCCCTCCACAATTGATAGATCTAAACTATCGCTTAGTGATATATTATCTACAGTTGGGATTGGGTTGTTGATCATTGCCATCTTTACTGCATCAGGTAATTTAGAATTTCTGATTTTATCCTCGTTAACTACGTTAGACGCCACATTTCTAACGTTTTGTTTAGGTTGTTCTGAAACTAAATTATTTTGACCTTGTAATGCGGTAGGATCGATATTACCTTTAGTAAAATCTCCACCATCTACTTTATTCATTACTTTTTTTGCGTTCACTAATCTTTTTATAAGATCTTCTTTGGGAACTGGTTGTGGTATCTGTTGTGACATAATCTAATTTTATATTTTAAGTATAAGTATTTTATTTTTAATTATAAAGTAATGTTTTAATTCTCTTTATATTTTCATTCAAACCATCATAGTTGTTATCGTCATCATCGTTTTCTTCCTCTTCATCCTCTTTTTCATCACTATCATCAACTTTGGGAGGTTCAATACTTGGTCTATTTTCAGGTTCAGGTTGTGGTAGTTCAGTACTTTGTGGTTCCACTGAAGGTTCTTCTCTATCTCTATCAGTTGGTTCAACTGATGGTTCTCTACTAACGGTTGGTTCAGTATCGGGTCGAGTTGGAACTGATTCAGGTTCTTTAGGTTCAACTTTTGGAACTGTTGACCAATCTGATGTTACATACGTTGTTAACATTGAATTGTCATCACCCTCTTTATAACCTGGTCTTTTCACATTAAAGGTCTCATCATCAAATATTTCAACTTGATTCATTCTTGACACTATAAATGTTCTCCAATTACCTTTTGCAAATCCTGTTTTAGATCTTGACGGTGGTTCTACCCACGCTCTTACGATCATGTTACCTTTTTTAGATACACCCAACGCCACGATTTCCGCTTTCACTCTTCTTCCCGCTTGTACTTGGTTTCTTGGTCCGTTGTAGAAAAAACTAACAGGATTTCTTTGTCTAATTGCATTAGCGAGTGAACCTGGTCGATTTTTTTTAGATTTTAAAATCGCAGGGATTCTACTTTGTTCAAATAAAAAGTTATATATGTCTTTTATTAATTTCATTAGAAATCAGGATATCCTTGATTAGAGTTATATGGGTTTCTTGCAACATGTGCGGTTCTTTCATTATTATCTGTTAAAGTTCCCACACTATTATTATTCTCGGCTCTACCTTTTTCATCCCCGTCAGATATTGCGTTTGGATGAACTAAACTATAACCATTTTGGTCATTATATAAATTTCTATTTCTATTATCTGTACGAGTATTGATATCTGTTAATCCACCTACATTACCATTATTCTCACCTTTACCTAACTCGTCACCGTCAGAGATCGCGTTAGGATGATTAGTACTATAACCGTTCGCATCTGTGTTATACTCATTTCGATTTAATAGGTCAGTTCTTGTATTGATGTCCGTTAAAGAACCGATATTTTGATTACTTTCACCTTTACCTTTCTCATCTCCATCTGATATTGCATTAGGGTGATTAGAACTGTATCCGTTTTGATCATTATAGAGGTTACGAGTAACGTTATCTACTCGTGTTTGATTATCTGTAAGACCACCAACTTTTCCATTGTTGTCCCCTTTACCTAGTTCATCACCATCCGATATTGCGTTAGGATGATTAGAACTATAACCATCATCAGTATTATAGGTGTTTCTTTTAATATGTTCTTGTCTTTGATTGATATCGGTGAATGTTCCTATTTGACCATTATTTTCACCTCTACCAAACTCGTCACCATCTGAGATTGCGTTTGGATTTTCAATACCATATCCATTATTCGGACCGTATTTATTTCTTCCTAAACTATCATTTCTATTTGTAATATCAGTATTACTACCGATTCTACCATTATTCTCACCTTTACCAAACTCATCTCCGTCAGATATGGCGTTTGGGTGATTTGAGTCGTATGTTTTATTACCTTGATAATCATTTCTTGTAAGATTATCTTTTCTAAATTGTTCTGATATTTTATCTAATTGACTTGGCATTATAATAAATCTTTAATTCTTTTTACTTCTTCAAAAACACCCAAAGATGATATGGGGGTTACAGAAGTTTTATCTGAATTAGACTTCATCATGTTTCTTGGTATAGAATAATTCGTCTTCTTTGTGTGTTTCGACAAAAATGGATTTTTTCTTATGTCATCTATTTGTGCAATATTATCTGCCTTTTTTCGAGATAACTTATTGTTTTTTATTTGAGTTCTTTCTCCGTTTAAAAAACTTTTTGCCCATTTTAACATCAGGTCACCACCTGCAAGATTATATTGTATTAATGAAAGATCACCACTCTCTAAATCATGGATAATCCTTTTAATTTGTGCGTAACTTAAATTACGAGTTCTTAAAAGATTTTTCGCTCTTTGGGTTCCATCAACAGATTTATCTTCCAAAGAAGTAAAAACTTTGTGGATGTAATCAAAAATATTATCAGGTAATTTAAAAACTCTACCTTTTAGTTTTATGTTACTCATCAGACTCTAAATGATCTTTAATGTCACTAACTGAAAGATTGTTACTCTTTAATGTATTTTTTAGTGATTTAATTTGTCTTCTAATTATTGGGTGTAGATCCTTTTTTGAATCATTCACGATTTCTTTACTATTATGTTTTTTAGTTAAAACAGTTTCAACATAATCTCTCATGAACTCTTTTGGGTTTTCCACCAATCTAATCTTATCCTCAGGTAATTTTTCATCATAACCCATTTTACCTAACCTAGCCATAGCATCATCATGAGTCAATCCAATCTTTTTAGTAAAATGTGTGTATGCAGTTTCAAAATCAACATCTTTACCTAAAGTGTCATCAAACCCTAAAGCATCACTCATATCAGATTCTGCCCAATATCTTAAAGATGTGTGAGTACCGTGAACACCATGTGTACCTTGGGAACCACCTATCGCCTTTACAGTTTTATCTGTGGTTTTTTTCGAGGATATTCCTTTTGCATGAAAATCAGTGGCTTTACCACCTCGTTTGATATTTCCTTTTGCATCAACAATTTCATCAACGTCCTCTTCTTCTTGTGAAATTTTATCGGGTATTTCATCAAAGTCGGTTTCTTTGGAAAGTTCATCTGCATATTTCTTCCATTTCTTCTTTTCCTTCTTTGAGGACCCTTCTTCGTTCGCTTTTGCATAGAAGAATCTTTGTTGCGCTTTAGACGCAAATTTCTCTTCTATGGTCTGTTTTAAAAAATTATTCATAGAAACTAGTTTAATTATAAATATCAAATGTTATGAAAGATATTTATTAAGATATGAATAGTCAGGATATTTTACGAATTTTAGGGTTTAGTTTGGATATTAAGTTGGATAATTCCCAAACCTACGACTACACTATTGCCGAATTTAATAGTGATTATGACTCTAAAACCCTCGATAATACACAACCATTCAACATAAATAGTATTGTAACAAATTATTTAGGTGATTCTACAAATTCAATTCAAACAATCACTTTATTTGAAATAGATAATACCGCAAACGATCCAAATTCAACTTTTTCAGGACTAACATATGTTGTATCATATACTGATTTTATTGAATATTTTAACACTGAAGATTATGATTATGAAAATATTATTTTAAATAATGATATTTTTACTTACACAGGATTAACAAATTCATATGGTGAACAAGAGATACATTATTTTGGGATAGGAGCATACAATCAACCTATACCTCCAACACCAACCCCAACTTCTACATTAGATCCTAACTTACCAACACCTACACCGACAGGTACACCTTTCCCTACATCTACTATACCACCCGCAACCCCTAATCCTACATCAATATACAACCCGATGGTAACACCAACACCGACAGATACGGGGGTTGTTATACCTGACCCTACTCCTGAACCGACTGCAACATACGGATTTTTTGGTGGTACTCCTACACCGAGTCCTACTCAAGATTTACAACCAACTCCACAACCGACATCTACACCTGTTCTTACACCACAACCTACGGGGACTGAAACTCCGTTACCTACAATTATACCGTC